ACCAGCACCAACAGTTATGGTGTAATCCGTTCCAGCAGTGACAGGAAATCCTGTTCCTGTTCTAAAACCACCAGCGCCACCTCCTCCTCCACGACTCAAAGCGCCTCCAGCCCCACCACCAGCCACTACCAAATACTCAACCTCTGTAACACCAGTAGGGCAAGTCCAAGTAGACGTAGCGGTAAACGTTTGGACGATGGTGTAGCCGCCTGCTAGAGGCCAGATGCCTTGTTGTTTGGCGATAAGCTGTTCCATCAAGGACCAGACACCCTTAGCGGATGTTGTTGTCGGTATGTTTGCTGGGCCTATGACCCCACCGTTACCGCGTGGCATCAGGAAATCTCCTCGTAGGAGCAAACCACTTTCAGGTCTGAGGATGTGCCAGCCGTTGCACCTAGCGAACGATCTTCTTCTAGGTAGATATAAGCGTCTTTGTCAATCACCACTAAAGTCGCATCCGCAGGGACCGCTACCGTAGAAACGATCTGTGTTGCTGTACCACCTAGCGAAGCAGCAGAGTAGTAGTTGATCGTGATCTCTGCGTTGCTAGTTCCGTCTACGTTGGCAACATACAGCGAGTTGATCTTCAAGACCTTGCCAGAGCTCGCAGCGTTACTAAGGATTGAAGTAGCCGAGGTGGAAGATAAGTCAACCGTTACGGTCTTGCCGTTTATGGTTGTCGGTGAGAGTAGATTTGGAGCTGCCATAGTTGTTCCTATCCGAAAATCATTGCTGCTGTCACAGGACTAAACCCGCCGCCGCCACCAGTTGCTGATAAGGTTCCCGCTGCAAAAGACAGACCTGTGCCAACCGTTACGTTAGAGAATCCACCAGAGCCGTTGCCGTACAGAATCGAGGTTCCAGACGTAGCAGGTGCGTAGTCAGTGCCTGCGGATGCGTTGCTAAACCCGCCTGTGCCATTGCCTTTGAGAATTGAAGTGCCAGATGTTGCCGGTGCGTAATCAGTACCGGCTGAAGCAGCAGCAATAACACCGGACGATGCTTTCAAAAGACCGGTGGTTGTAGCTGCCTTAAGTAACTTACCTGTCGTTCCGTCAAATAATGCGATCTGACTATCTACGGCTGATGACGGTCCTACTACGTCACCAGAACCACCACCGCCGCCACCAGTTTGAATTGCCTTAAGCATAGATCACCATTTCTCTTTCGCAGCCCAGTAAGCTGCACTCATTTTACCCTTTGCAATATTCTTTGCGTGTCTCGCCAGAAATGACTTTCGCCTAGCCGCATCAGCTTTACTCTCGCCTTCCTTCTTCGGACTGCCCGTTACACCTTGCTGACCGAAACGGATAGTCTTAACCTCATCGCCGACCTTTGCTACCACCACATGGCTTTTAGTAGGATGACTCGGCGTTTTCTTTGGCTTGTTATACCCAGAAACGCCAGCCTTGGCTAGTCTTGAATCCTTCATAGTGCAAGAATCTGCTTTTGTATTGCTTCTAGTTGAGCGAGCAACTCTTCCTTCGTTGGTGGATCTATCTGTACAACCTCTTGGGCTGGCCTATTATCTACAAAAGCACCATTGATGAAATCGAATCCAATTTGCACATTTTCATCGGCTAAGACCCATTGTTGCTGTGCAGCGTAATCAGCGTCTGATATGACTAGATTGACGACTTTACCGTTTTCAATGACTGCGTATTTCATATTGTCACCACGCATAGACTCTGACTAACCCGTTTCCACCGTTTCCGCCCGCACCTGACGTATTCGGATTATTCCCTCCGCCACCACCACCTCCGCCTGCCGCTGTGCCGCCATTCTCACCAGCAACAAATACAGCACCTCCATTACCGCCAAACCTAAATACACCACCACCACCACCACCTGTTGAGCCAGTTATTGACCCTCCAGCACCAGCCGAATATCCACCGCCACCACCACCGCCGCCTCCAGCTCCTCCTTGATAGGAGCATGAACCAGCATCGCCAGTCTGAGCACCAGCACCGCCATTGAAACTTTGTGCCATTCCGGTTGGTATATTAGACCCCGCTAAAACACCACCACCAACACCGCCTGACCTTTGAATCCCAGCTGATGTAGAGCCACCTTGCCCGCCTGTTCCACCATAAGCAATCAGGTAAGAACCGAAAGAAGTATCTCCTCCTGTACCGCCACCATTACCATCTGGGCCTGGAGGAAATCCACCTGGGAATGGAACTCCAGCACCTCCGCCGCCACCAGCACCAATAGTCACGGATACCGTTGAAGGTAAATCACTCGCCTTAAAATATCGGTATGTATACGCACCACCAGCGCCAGCACCACCACCGCTAGCACCTGAACCACTTGCAGAGCTGCTATTACCGCCACTTCCTCCACCGCCGCCAGCACCCAGACATTCAACCATCACAAACGAAATGCCAGATGGTTTAGTCCATGTGCCAGAACTTGTAAATTCAGTGACTGTGCTTGTACTTCCTCCGCCGGATGCACTCAATGTCCCAGCTGCAAGTGATAATCCAGACCCAACCGTTACGTTAGAGAACCCACCGCTTCCACTATTGGCTAATAACTGAGAGCTTGTCCCAGTAGTAGCTGGAGCGTAATCAGTCCCAGCCGTACCTGCACTAATAACACCTGATGAAGCTTTTAGTAACCCAGTGGTAGATGCTGCCTTTATAGCCTTCCCTGATGTACCAGAGAAAAGCACAATCGTGTCATCCACGGATGACCCTGCGCCAGTGACATCGCCAGATGCGGGTAACGATGTTGAAATCCAAGATGTGCCTGTTGACGTTAGAACATCGCCAGCAGTTCCAGGTGAAACCGTTGTTACAGCAGAAGTTCCATTACCAATGACAACGCCATTAGCAGGAATCGTCGCTAAACCAGTTCCGCCTTGCGGTACGGTAACTGTCGACGCTTGTTTGATTATCTTGCCGGTTGTACCGTTGAATGCAACTAGTGCGTTATTAGTTGCGCTAGCAGGACCGTAGACATCACCAGTAGATGGCAATACAGCCGAAACCCAACTGGTTCCGGTTGACGTAAGAACCTCTCCAGAAGTTCCAGGAGATATTAAATTAACCGGCGAAGTTCCATTGCCTGCAAGTAACGCATTCTGAGTAAGCGTATTTCTACCTGTGCCACCCTCAGAAACAGGGCTAACAACAAGCGGCACATTCTGAGTTGGTATCGTCTCTCCGCCATTTCGGTTCTTGCAGAGAATCGAAAAAGGCCCAGTGACATAAAACGATGACCTTACGCCAGCATTAACAGGGTAGCCTGCAACCGTTGAGATTGGCTGCGTTACAGGTTGCGTTCCAGCCTCATCCCAGTAAACCGTTAACGGGTTAGTAATCGGGTTCTGATTGATGACTCCAATGTAAATAAAGCCACCGTCAAGCGGTAGCCCATCAACGTCATAAAAGATCGAGATCGGAAACTGAACCTTATTGCTCATCACGCGATCCTATACCAGGAATTCGTCGGCTGATAGAACTTAATCCTAAATGCGTCTCCAGCAGCTAGCGAAGTTAACCCGTTACCGTAAATCGCAGATGCACCATTAAGCGTAATCGTCAGCGCGGTAATTTGCTGGGTCGTCGTTACTAAGATCTCAACGCCGTTAGACGTATTCGTATTTAGCGGTAACACTAGCGTACCAGTGGCCAGTGTTACGCCTGGAGCAAGAATAAGCCACTGGTTTTGACTAAGAGTAACCGGAAAAGCGTGAGTAAAGCCTGTAAGCGGTGCTAAGAGCGTTGTCCCTGTCTCTGGTGGACTAATATGCTCTTGAAAGTAAGCAAGAAGCTCAGATACCGGTAACCGCCTAGAGTCGCCGTTATTAGGTGTCCAGACAACAAACTGATCTCCAAGGCATAGCGACCTCAGTAGTAATAATCGTTCACGTTGATCGGATTCAGCGGACCCTCTGGCCCAGTCTGTACAGGATCAACAGGTGGCGCAACAAAAGGATTGTCCACTCGCCAAGGTTTGTTACCAGCACCAGCAGGCATCGTCGCTGGAAGCTGTAAGTCAATCGGAGCCGTAGCTCTCTGAAGTAATACGTCATACGCTGCCTTTGCAGCGGCTCGTGTTTCTGGTGAAACCGTCTTACCAAACGCTGGAGCAAGTCTTAAACCAAGATTCGTGTAGATCGCCTCAATCGCTGAATCAGGCACATCCGTTTGTTGGTCAAGGTCTGAGTCTTGAGGTGAGCTCGGTAATGGATAGCTTAATCGAAGGCCCAATCCGTTCCATGTGGCCATCATCGCATCTAAACGGCGCAGTGCAGAGAGCAACTGTTCTGGCGTTAGATCAAAGATATAACTAGCCAGACCAATCTCGTCGAATGCTTGATTGACAAACTGGCGTTTAGTCCATCCCATGCTCCAACCCCTCTGTAATCATCTGCAAGAGCTTCTTGTCTGAAGTCCTGCCATCAAACTTGATTTTAAGCGATAAAGCCTTCTCTTCAAGTTCTTTTCGAGTCGGTGGAGCCGTGTCAACAGGAATAGTGCGAGGGTTTAACGCTTCCTCGCGGGTTGCATACCAACCAGCAGCTAAATGAGCGTTCCATTCTGCATCGTTATGCACATCCTTGTAATCCCATGTCTGCTTTCCATGAGAAAACCTACCAGGAGTCTTATAAACGAATGCGGGATATTCTCTCATTTCTTCTTTGCTGTCTTTGCTGATTCTTTGAAAGCCTTGGCCGTAGGTGCGCCAGGACTACCTGTAGACCTCATACGCTCAACCTTTGCGCCTGAAGCCTTCTGTTTCTTGATCCGCTCACGCTTAGCGGCAATGTTTGCGTAAAGACCTTTCATTTCTTTTTCGGTGCTTTACTTGGTTTGCCTGCTTTCATCGCTGCTGTGCGAGCAGTGGAAAGCGCAATGGCTACAGCTTGCTTTTGTGGCTTACCGGCTTTCATCTCTTTGGAGATATTCTTAGAGATGGTTTCCTTCGAGTAACCTTTTTTCAGCGGCATTACTAACCCCTAAAGGACAGAGACCTGGGTCTCCCCAGGCCTCCTCACTACTTATGGTGCTGGCTGATTGAACAGGATAATCCCTGACATCTCAGGCTGCTTATTGACCACACCGAACAAAGTATCAAGACGGAACTTGATCTTCATGGTGTTGATGTCATACCACTTCTGCATCACCAACTCGATACCCTGATCGGTGGTTCCGCGCATAACTGCGGTTCCAGCATCAGTCGGTACTGCAAAGCGACCAGGAAGGATCTCTAGCGCGTCTTTCTGCCAGAACGGGTTGATCGCAGCGGCAGCAGTGTTGATGTACGTGATGGGAGCCGTTGCTGATGGCGTAACAATCACGTTCTTGTACTGCTGCTCTGCATCCGAACCACCCTGAGCAGAAATGATCGGTGGGCTGATAACCATCGTCGTGCTATTCGTTACCGAGATAACACGGAAGGTCTTAAGCGCACCAGTGCCCTGCTTTGTGATGTGATGTACAGCTTCAACACCTGTGATCTGGAAGCAATCGCCTGCAACTACGCCAGTCGTATCACTAACCGTGACAGTCTGGAAGCGGTTGTCGACGTTCTGCACTTCGCCCGTTCCAGCTGTAGAAGTAGCGCGTGGGACATAGTAGTTACCAGCAGCAGTGCGGGTATCAATTGTGTCGCCAGTGCCAGCAGCAGCAGTGATGCGGTTTGCATAATCAAGCTTGTAGGTCGAGAAGCCTGCAACCTGACCAACGTAAGCACGTTCGTAAGCAACGCTAGACTTATCGTTGTTAAACGAACGGTTAGCACCACCACCCTGAAGGTTGCTAGCCATGTTGTTGTAATCGCGCGAAGAAACAGCAGCGTAGCGATCAAACATCTGAACGCCTTGCTCGTTCATGATTGCGTCAGCCTGGGCAATATCATCAAAGCCAGTTGCCGAACCAGTGCGAGTAACAACAAGCGTACCTTGTGCAGCTGCAACATTCATGATCTGGATGTTGATGTCAGATGCAAGTTTCTGTTTGGCAGACTCACCGAGGCGATTCTCTTGCAGTGCATCACGAAGCTCAAGAGCGTTCATGATCCAGGGAACCGAGCGGTTAAATCCAATGGTCGAAGGAACCGATAACTGCGTGTAATCCTTAAAGTTCGCAGTCATATCGAGGTTAAACGAACCACCAAAAGACTGAGAAATGTAAGGCTGTGGCCGCCAGATAACGTTGTTGGTGCGCTCCATCGTCGTTTGGTCAGTGTTGTAGATGCTGACGTTACGCGATAGCACTAGCGCATCGTTAAAGCCTTCGAGAATGTCCTCAAACGCGACAATCTCTTCTTTTGAAAAAGCATTAGCCATGATAATTCCTTAAGTTACTTTGCGCGTTTCTGCTTCTTATAGGCGAGAACCTTTGATATATCGCCTGTCCTAAGAGCATCCTCACGCAGCCGTTCTAATGTCGAATCCACCGAACCACTAACTGGTCCTGAACCACTAACAGTCTTCATTACTGGCGGTGGCGTTTTGCGGTTAACTTTCAATTGGCTCTCCAATTTGGCAACCGCGAAAGCAAATTTCACAGGGTCTGTAATCTGCGAAAGTTCCTTCGCCTTTTTCGGGTTCTTTCCAAGAGCGTATACGACTAGTGCAGGGTTCTCGCAGCCAGCAATTAAAACACCTTGCTGCGTAACCGAAAGCATCTCTTGCGCTATTGACTCTGCGTCTTCGTAATCGTTGACGCGCAAAACGGATTTGGACTCTTCGTAAGACTTGAGTTTGTCGCTCCAGGCTTTCTGTTGAATTTCTTCTTCAGACCTACGCGCTGCATTGACACGCTCTACTTCATCTCGCTTTCGATACCAATCCTCTAACGCATTCTCAAACTTATCTGCATCGTAGTCGAAATCATTCAGTGTTGGTTTCGGACCTAAAGATACTGGTTTTGGCTCAGTTGTCTTTAACCGCTCTTCCAACTCTCGGTTCTTGCGCTGCAATTCCCGATGTGATTTCCTTAACTCTCGTACCCAATCTGGCGCTCGATTTTCCTCTGGAGGTGGCGACTCCTCCCCAATCGTGACAACAACCTCTGCTTCTTCTTGCTGAACCTCTTCTTGAACTTCAGCAACTGGTTGTTCTTCCTCGACTGACGCTACTGCCTCTTCTTCCATACATCACCCTTTTAACTCACGCGATTAAATCGGCTGCGTGGTTGCCGTTTCGGGCATTATAATACCTTGCATCGCCCTAATATTGTCAATATCTTTACCGACCGTCTCAGCGTCAGTTTTATTTAGCGTTTCAATCGTTCTTGCTTGCGCTAAATCAGCATCCGCTAATGTCTTAACTACATCTGCTCTTGCTTTAGCTGCTTTTGCTTGAGCCTCCTCGGCTGCTGCCGCTAAGAAGATTGCATTCGGGTCTTGACCTTTTCCTTCGAGCTCGGCCATTAACTCATCGAGCTCTTGCTGAGTAGGTTTAACTACGCCCATGCGAATTAGTTTCTTCCTAAAGAACTCGCGCACATCAGCAACGCCTTCGCCCTCAAGGTTCATCATTGCCATCGCTTGTAATACTTGCTGCGTCTCTGGATCGTTCGTAATGGCCATCATGCCCGTTAGCGCACGAACCGTAGCCGATCTGCGTGAACTCGACGATGGTCCTACATCTACAGCAACATCAAACTGTGCTTCTGATAAGTCATTCTCAACCACCATCTCGCCTTCGGCGGTAAGCATGGGCTTTGATAACTGGATTGTTTCAAGCTCTCCAGCAACACCAATACCTTTCATCTTTCTGCCTTCCTCGACGTAAACATCTTTCGCCATAGAAAGCCAGACCTCACCGCAACGTCTCACAGCTTTTGCCATGTTCGACATATAAATAAATGTCTGCATGTCTAGCCGCTGCTGAATCATCTCGACAGCTTTGCCGGAGATATTACTTACGATCTTGTCACCGTTTTGCTGATTACCGAGTATTTCTTGCATATCTGATTCGGTAACTTGAATCAGCCCAGCTAAAGCAGGTGGAATCTGTGCGCTTCTCGTGTAATCGAGCGGACCTAAAGGTGACACTTGCCCGTTAGCGTCAGTGACTGGATTGATAAGCAAATACGGGAAGTTTCGCAAGTTATCCTGCGACCACATCATTTGATGGCCGGCGACTTGCTCTGGTGTCATGATGGGCTTCTCGACAACTGAGTAAGCCGAAATCTCACCCAGTTTTGAGAGTTGCATATTTTTAAGACGCTGAGCATCTTTAGCCAGTCTGACATGGCCCATGCACCGCTCGACGTTATCAATAAACCATCGCTTGCCGTAAACAGGAACCACGGGTATACAGCGACCAGGAATCTTTCCCAAGTCTTCAAGCACCCGTGAACCACTCATGATGTAAGCGTAGACTGCTTTACGCTTAACGCGCTTTTGCCTTATCTCTCTGCTACCAATGGCAATTAACTTTGTTTCTAGCTCTTCATCTCTAGCGAAGTCATCCTGCGTGTAACGCTCTTCTTCGCCTGCAATCGTCTGAAATATCCTAATTGTCTCGGTCTTATCCTCAACGCGATAATACTCAGCGACATAAACGACATCTGGTGTTGCCCAGTCAAACTCATACTGGTGGATCTCTTTATCCCAGCTTGCAGGATCGTCCTTGTACATGTCGATGTAAGCATTTCTTGACATCGCCGTTAGTACAAAGCACCGTTTAGCGTCAGCCTTATCCTGCCGTTTAGAGTTTAGGTCGAAGAATACGGAAGAGTCTGCATCGAAGATAGGTTCAATCGCTATGCGCTGCCGCTCGTCTTCGTTGTCCTCTTCGTTCACATACGTTGTCTTTAATCGCCAAGCACCAAAGCCACCGCCTACAGCCTCCTCAAAAGCATTATCGTAGGCCTCTTCAGCACCAGAATCTTGTTCGTCTGCTCGGTAAAGCTTGTCGCAAGTATCAGCTAACTTGTCATCCTTGCTGCCATCCTTGCTTACAAAGTCAACAGTAATTCGGTTGTTTCGATACTCTGAAATAATCCGCATCACCGACAAGTGGATCTTGTTTACCTCAAACTTTGGCTTATTTGCATACTGATCTCTGAGCGGACCTTCCCACTGAGCACCAGAGATAGAATAGAAACGTCGATCCTGCAAGCACTGAAGACGTTCGTCGCGTAGCGCAGTCTGTATCTCATCAAACTCTTTTATAGCCTCCGAATGGATTCGGAAGAGTCTCTGATCGTTGGTCTCTCGCGCCATCTCTACCACCTGCTTTCAACGGGGATTGCTTCAAAGGCTTTTGGCTGAACCTTCTGAACTCTACGGACACCCTCACAAGCGTATCGCAAAGCGTCTATAACATGATTTGACTTATCTTCCAAGATGGGAAGTATTTTACCCGTCAAAGGGTCTGATTTGTAAGAGTAAAGCGTGAGCTCATCAATCGTATGCTTGCACCTCGGATGCACCACAATATCGTAGCTCTTGAGCCACTCAACGCCATCCTCTACAGACTTCGGACCTTTTACCGCTGGCATGATCTTAGGGAATCCGCTCTTTCGCATGTGCGAAATAGTTTCTGGCCTAGCAGAGTCCGCAACGATGGGCCATTTCTCAGACTCAGGGATTGTCAGGAATAACTCTGGCGTGTTGATAATTTCGCAGCCCACCATATAAGCTTCGTAATCCACGTAAAGCGTTCTTCCGATAATGTGGCATCTCACTAATACAGTTGGGTCTACTGCAAACCCCCAGTCAGCACCGAACCTGTGAACCGCATCAGCTGGTGTTTCAAACTCCTCGACCCGCCAGTTCTTAAACACTCTGCGCTCTGAGTTCGTAACGTAATCGCCTTGCCAGACATGCGCGTACTTATCAATATCACGCGCTCTGTCGTACTCAAGCTCTTTTCTAAGCGTATCTGGAAACCAAGGGTTATCCGACCAGTTGACCTTAACGACAATCGCATCAGGTGGTGGCGTATCAGTTCTTAATAGCCTATCAACTGGATCGTGTGCGTATCGCGGGTTCCAACTAAATAGCAGCTCAGAGTTTGGCTTTCTTATCGTTGGTCTCAGTAAATCAAGACTTCTTTGTGATAACGACTGCGCCTCTTCCACCCAGGCTATATCGTAGCCTTCAAGCGACTTAATCGACTCTGCTGTGTGATTCGCCATGCCTTGGAAGATGATTCTTCCGCCTCCAGGCGTGTTAATCCTGTCGTGCAGTATCTCGAACCACTTGCCAACCTGTAATGCTTGGATCTTTTCCTCGAGCAGCTTCTTCACAGACTGGTTCAGCGACTTTTGCACCTCTCGCACACAGACAGTGTCTGTCTTAGCCATTAAATGCCGTTCGATGACGTACTCAGCAAAGAGATTACTTTTGCCTGAGCCTCGACCACCATAAGCACCTCGATACCTTGCCGGCTTGCTTACTAAGTCTTTAGCCCACCGTGGCGTTTGTATTTTCAGTGTGGTCAATGATTACTCTCTCGATGCGCGTAACGATGGGCTGCCCGTCAATGCCTGATATTTCGTGCTGATGCTTTTCTGTCCATCGTGCTCTAGTCTTGAGCCAGAACATCATCGCAGCGACATTACCGTTCTTTGCTTGCTGATAGAGCGTTCGCGCTATCTCTGCATTCGCATCGGCTCGACCTAACTCAAGTTCGTCCTTGTAATACTTAACAAGCGTGTCGGATGTGATCTTGAGTTTTCTGGATATGTCCTCGTAAGGCATTCCAACCGCTGAGAGCGACTTAACTAATAGACGATCCTTATCGTCTGGGACGTGTGGCTTCTGGCCTCGGGTAGCCATTTTTAACTCCGAACAAATTTACAAGTCTCCATTTTAATCTATGATTTTGTCGCTCACAATGCCCTATGTTCACA